GAGGGGGAGGGTAGGGGCGGGGGGCGCGGGGGGGGGGCGGGGCCGCCGGGGCTACCCGTAACGCTTTCAGTGGTGTTGGTTCTGTGGCGGCTGATGCGTTCCGTGGGAATTTCTCTAGCGCGTTTAGTACGGTTTCTGCGGGGGCGGCCCGCGCGGGTTCTAGCATTAAGGGTTCGCTCACCGGCGCGTTTCGCGGCACATCATCCGTGGCGGGGTCTGAGGGTGAGGCGGCTTCTAGCCGGTTCGCTGGTGCGCTTGGCGGGTTGAAGGCTAAGGTCTCTGGCTCGTTCAAGGGGCTGTTTTCTGGTGCCGCGTCTCATGCTGAGCGCGGGGGCCATGAGGCCGGTAGTAAGTTCGCGGGCGCGTTCAAGGCTGTTGCTGGTGCCGCTCTCGCTTACGCTGGTATCCAGCAGGTCACCGCTTTGACAAAGAATTTTGTTAAAGAGGCGGGCGACCTGGAGCAGTCCGTTGGTGCCGTGGACGCGGTGTTTAAGGGTTCAGCGGCACAGATGCATTCGTGGGCTGATTCGGCGTCTAGCGCGGTTGGTATCTCCAAGAATGAGTACAACAGCTTTGCATCGGTTCTTGGTTCGATGCTTAAGAACGCCGGTACGCCGATGACTGAGCTGGGTGGCAAGACGAATGACCTTATCAAGCTTGGTGCAGACCTCGCTTCAATGTATGGGGGCACTACGGCTGAGGCGATTGAGGCTATTTCGGCGGCGTTGCGCGGCGAAATGGACCCTATCGAACGCTACGGTATCAGTCTAAACGACGCGGCCTTGACTCAAGAGGGCCTTAGGCTTGGTATTCAGAAAACCGGCGGGGCTTTCGATACTCAGCAGAAGCAGCTTATTACGCAGTCACTCTTGTTCAAACAGAGCGCAGACGCGCAAGGTAATTTCGCGCGTGAGTCGGATACTTTTCAGCATAAGACTCAGGTTCTTAAAGCTCAATGGGCTGATTTATCAGCGACTATGGGTGAAGCGTTCCTGCCTATCGCGTCTGCTATTGTTGGGTTCATTGCGGGCCGGTTGTTGCCCGCGTTTGGCACCCTGGCTGGTGGTGTAAAGGCGTTCGTGGCGGCCTGGCAGGCGTTCGACGGCACGGTTACCAGTGACGGTTTCGCGGGCTGGATGGAACAGCTTGCGTTCGCCATGCGGAACCTGTATGAGAAGATAAAAGCCTATTTTATTGATAGCATTCTTCCTGTTCTTCGTGATGACGTTTACCCCATCATGCGGGACGTCGGTAAGGGTATCAAGGATGTTTTCGATGGGCTGGTGGGTATCCAGCCAGATGATAGTACTAACCAGTTCCTCCATGATTTGGGGGAGAACATTGGTAAGATTATCGGTTTCGTCGCTAACAACATTGATATTTGGGGGCCTTTCGCTGAGGGTATTCTTATTGCGGTTGGTGCGTTTAAGGCGTGGCAGTTGGCTATGGCTTTGGCGACCGCAACGACTACGGCCTGGCAGGCTATTACTGCTATTCAGACTACTACTATGTTCGGTCTTACGTTGGCGACGTGGGGCTGGATTGGTATTTTCGGTCTGATTATTGGTGCACTGATTCTTGCGTACAATAACTTGGATTGGTTCAAGGGTATTGTGGATGCGGTGTTTAATTTCATTAGCGACGTTATCCGTAATTTCGTGGACTGGTTCAATAACAATGTTGTACCGATTATTGTTGCTGGTTTGCAGGCCCTTGGCAATTTTTTCATGGGTTTGTGGAATGACTACGTTAAACCGGCGTGGGATTTCATTATGCAGCTTATCGGCGCTTTCATTGACTGGTTTGTTAATGTGTATGTGCCGCGTGTGCAAGAGGCTTTCCGCATTTATGGTGAGATTTTCCGTTGGTTGTATGAGAATATTATCCAGCCAGTGTTTAATGGTATCGCCACTTTTGTGAAGGCTGCTATTGAGGTTGTTGCCGCCGTTTTCACTTGGTTCTATGAAACTATTGTTATTCCGGTGTGGACGGGCATTAAAACCGCTATCGCAGTTGTTCTAGCGGTTCTTCTCACGCTGTGGGATGGGGTTGTTTGGGCTATTCAGAATGTTCTTGCGCCGGTGTTCGGCTGGCTCTACGAGAGCATTATTAAGCCCGTCTGGCAGGTGATTGTCGATGTGATTAAGGGTGTTATTGACTGGTTCATTAGCTACTACATCCCTGCTTTCCAGGCTAATATTCAGTTGCTCGGACAGTTCTTCACTTGGTTGTACGAGAATTGGGTTAAACCGGCGTGGAATTTGATTCAGGGCGCTATTCAGTTCCTTCTTGATTGGTGGAACAATACTTTTATTCCGGCGTGGAATTTCGCCATGAAAACATATGGTGAAATGTTCACCTGGCTGTATGAGAATGTTATTAAGCCCGTCTGGAATTGGATTCAATCGGCTATTCAAGCTGTGTTGGATTGGTGGAATAATGTTCTGGTTCCCGCGTGGAACACGGCGCTAAGGATATACGGCGACGCGTTCCGGTGGGTTTATGATAATGTCATTAAGCCGGTCTGGGATAGTATTCAGCGGGTTATTCAGTCTGTTATTGACTGGTGGAATGCGTATATTAAACCGGCGTGGGATTTAGCCCTCAAGGTGTTTGGTGATGCGTTCCGCTGGCTTTATGACAATTTCATTAATCCGGTGTGGACGCAAATCCGCAATGCGATTGATGCGGTTTATAACTGGTTCCAGAGTAATATTCTTCCAGCGTTTAACGCGGCGATTGACACGCTCGGTAAATCCTTCCGTTATCTTTTCGATAATTGGATTAAACCGGCGTGGGATTCTATCTCGAACGTCATTAAAACCGGCTGGGAACAGTGGATTAAGCCCGTATTCGATACCCTGACTGATTGGGTGACGAATAAGATACCGCGTGCTTTCGATAACGCCGTTAAGGCTATTGAAAACGCCTGGAAGGCTATCCAGGATGTTGTTAAGGCCCCTGTGAAGTTTGTTTTGCAGACGGTTGTGAATGATGGTTTTATCCGTCATTTCAATGACCTTGCGGATAAGTTCCACATTGATAAGCTGCCTACGATTGACCTTTCGGGTTGGGCGACTGGTGGTTGGACTGGGCCGGGTGACAAGTATCAGCCGGCGGGTATTGTTCACGCCGATGAGTTCGTGGTGAAGAAGTCTTCACGGCGGCGGTTTGAGCAAGAGAACCCCGGCGTGCTCGACTACATTAACCGCACCGGTAAGCTACCACGCGGTATGGGCGGTTACGCCGATGGCGGGCTGGTTTCTGCTGTTGGCGGGGCTGTGCTTAGCGGCGACCTGTGGAAGGCCGGTAAAGAGTTTGTTGGCTCGGCGGCGGGCAAGGTTCTTGATACTGTGATTGAGCCGTTGAAGGGTGTTATTGACAGTATTACGACTAAGTTCCTTGGTTTCCCTGGTGAGCTGATGCGCGGCGGTGCGTTTACGATTATTGACGGCGCGGCTAATTGGGTGAAGGATACTCTTAAGGGTAAGAATGAGTCTGGTGGTAGCGCGGTTCCTGTTGCGGATTCTAACGGCGGCGTGATGCGTTGGCGGGATACGGTTGTGCAGGCGCTCGGTATCGCTGGTTTGCCCACGTCAGAGCCTTATGTGAATGCCTGGTTGTCTCAGATTCAGTCTGAGTCGAACGGCGACCCGAACGTTACTCAGAGTGGGTATGTGGACATTAACACGATTACTGGTGACCTTGCTATGGGTCTGGTGCAGGTGATTGGTTCTACGTTCGCGGCGTTCCGTGACCCGTCGCTACCGAACAACAGGTTAGACCCGTTGGCGAACTTGGTTGCCGGCATGAGGTACGCGAAAGCCCGCTATGGCTACTCGGATATGCTCGGTGTTATCGGGCATGGGCACGGGTACCACGACGGGGGGCGTGTCAAGCCCTATCTGTTTGACAAGGGCGGGGTTATCCGTAAGGGTGTGCAGGTTATCGACCACCAACGTAAAGACCCAGATTATGTTCTTACATCCTCTCAGTGGGAGAAGATGTACCGGATTGCTGAGAACAGCGGCAAGATACAGAATCGGGGTATTACGATTGGTACCGTCCAAGGCTATAGCGCTGAGGAAGTGGCCCGTGAGATTGAGCGCCGCCGTAGGCAGGAAGAGGCACTAGCATATGGCTAATAAAGCACCAATTGTCCGTCTAGTCGACCCGGCGGGCGATGAAGAGCCTATCATCCTGTTCTCTAACGGCCAAACCCCTTACACCCTTCTTGAGGGTGTTGAGGGGTTTGGCATCCCAGAGTTTGATTACAAAACCTCAGAGCACCCCGGCGGGGTCGGTTCGGTGTTGCAGGGCACCCGCGTCAAGGAGCGTGAAATTTATCTACCGCTCCATATCCAGGGGGCGGACCAAGGAGAAGTGATGCGGTCATGGGCCGCGTTGCAGAGGCTGGTTCGCCCCGGCGCGGGCGGGTGCATCCTGGAGATAACCCCGGAATATAAGGACACTCGGCGTATACCCGTCCTTTATAAAGAGGGTTTGCAGGGTAACTTTGGTTCGTCTTATCGCAAGTATTGGTACACGTTCGGTCTGAAGTTCGTGGCTCTTTCGCCGTATTGGCAGGGGTATCCTGAGGTTTTTGTGTGGCAGACACAGACCAATTCCAAGCCGTTCATTTCGGGTGGTGAGCAGGTGAAGACGCACAAGTTTTTCCCGGTTATTCTGGATGCGTCGGCGGTTGCTACGGGTAAGCGCGTGATGATTTACTCGGACAGGCCGGTTTCGCCGGTTTGGTCTGTGCACGGCCCTATCACTGACTTGAAAATTCAGGATGATAACAATAACATGCTTGGTTTCTCTGGTTCTATCGCGCCGGGGGATTCACTCACGATTGACACGGGCAATTACGGCTTGTCGTATGTTCGTGGTGGGGTTATTCAGCCGTCGGAGGATAGCCTTTATGCCCGGCTGGGTGAGGGGTCTGAGATGTTCCAGTTACCGCCGGGTGAGTCTAGTATTCGGGTCTCTGGTTCGGGTATGACCGCTAATTCTCGCATTGAGTTGTCTTACACGCCGCTTTATTTGAGTGGGTATGAGGGGTAGGCCGTTGTGATTTCTACTTTTTTGCGTGACCCGTCTAAGAACCTGTCTAGGCAGGTGCGTTTTACGAAGTTCGCGGCGGTTTTCCGTCTGAACACGCCCACCACTTTTACGGGTACGCTTGACCCGTTTTCGGAGCGGTTTTTTGACCGCATATCCCCGGCGTGGGGACTGGTCGGCCGTGATACTGGGATTGAGTTTGCGGGGGATTTCACGAAAATCCACCGTAAGAGTGAAAAAGGTATCACGGAGTGGGTGCTTACCGGCGTCGGTGACTTGCAGACCCTCGCAGACCGGGTAACGTACCCCAATCCGGGGCGTGGCGAGAAAGAACAAGATGTTTCGCACTACCGCGCCCGCGCTTCAGCGGGCCGGGTGATTGGCGCTCTAATTGAGATGAACGCCGGTATGGGTGCGCTCCCAGACCGGCGGGCACCCCGCCTCACCGGCCCGTATGGGGGGGTTGGGAAAAAAGGCTCTGTTGTAA